CGGGCCTGAGTGACCACCGCCCACCGCAGCGACGGAATCCACCGCTGCGCAGACAGGACCGACTCGATCAGGCGAATGATCGCAGCAGCCTCAACAGAGGCCATGTCAGCCCACCTCCTTGAGCACGGCCCGGACCGCACTCAGCGGCTGGCCATCGGCATACGACCACGACATCGACTCAACCGACGCGCGAATGTCGATCGGCTCGGCCACCTCCACCCCGGCATCCACATAGCCGGGTGCGCGGACTCGGCCCACGTCGCCCAACTCGAGTTCCCGGGTCGCGGAGATAGGCGCCCAGCGCCACTCCATGCCAATCATCCGCGGCCGCCAGCGCCACTCCGACATGATGCGCGCCAGGTGCCCGTTCAGGGTGGCCTGGTCGGCAGCTTCGACGTCGTAGGGCTCAGCCGAAATGACTCCCTGATTGACCGTCGACCATGGGTTGTCAGGGTCGTCGTTGAAACCCTCCGCGATGAGCTGCGGCGATTCGCCATCACCGCGCGACAGGACCACGAAGTGATTCGGGACCCGCTCGGTGATCGAAACGGTCAGGTCCGCCTTGTGGGTCGCGGTCAGTCCCGGCTCCCGGGTCGGGGCCAGGTCTGGACGGTCGGCGGGCAGGGCGTACGGGGCAGCGACCAGCGCACCGCGGGGCGTGGCGTAGATGGCCCCGTAGCCTGCCGCCTCAAGCAAGTCGTTGATGAGGCGGCGGTAGGTGTCCCCGGGGTCTGCGGCGATGACAGCGCGCGTGGTGAGCGTGCTATCGGTGATCGACACCGCAAGAACCCCGAGCGTCGCCAGGATGGCCCTGACAGCGGTCGTGACGACGGTCCCCACCGGGTAGATCCACGTCCGGCCCAATAGCCGGTCCAGCACGCTGGTCATATCCTGTAGAACAACCTCGACCCGGGTAGCTCCCAGTGCGCGCGAGGACTCCGACACGGCCGGAATCCCCGTCAGCATCGGGTGCGTCTCTTGCTGCCCACGGTGCCGCAGGACCACCCATAGTCGCACGTTCACCTTTCGCCACAGGACCGGCTGCCTCAGATCGACGGTGACCGACCCTCCCCCGCGGATGGCGCGGTTCAGGTCCCAATCCACGCTCAGAGCCTTGACCCCATCAAGTTGGGACAGTTCGCGGCCGGTGGCCCGGTCGATGATCTGCACCCGCACAAGCTGTTGGATGCCCTGCGCCGTGTAATCCATCAGGGCTCCCGTCAGGCTCCTAGGTCGATCGTCTCAAACGGGCTATCGTCGCCGACCCGGACGAGTTGCAGGGACACGTCTTGCTTGCTGTAGCTGCTGTCGGATGCCGTAGTGCCAGCGATGCGGACCCGGATTCGCGACCCGTCAGGACCACGAACGACGGCCACCTCCGGCGTGAGCGCCATTGCCTCCAGCGTTGCCCAATCGGTCCCCTCATCGGGGGTGATGACGCCGGCCAGGTCATGGCCACGCGTCCGCGCCTCGCCGTAAACGACGGTCTCGTCCGGGCGGCCCGCGTAATACTCCCCAACCTGCGCCAGGGTGGCGGACCGCTCCCGACGCGGGTTGTACCGGATGAAGGTCACCAGATCGGCGCCCACGTTGATCCACCACGAACCGGCCACAACCGGATCGGCCGCGATCGAGAACGTGTTGCTCGCCGTCGCGCCTTCGGTGGTAACCGCTTCGAGCCGATACGTCTGACCGGTCGTCAGCGGCGTCGGGTCGGTCACCGTCCCATCGGCAGGGATGAGGTCGGCGAGGAGGGTTTCGGTGCCGTCGTCGTTGACTCGCCACAGCCGCTGGAATGCGGTGTCGGTCGTCCCGTAACTGGTCGCCGTGCTCGCGGAGAGGTTCGCAGTGCCCGTCCACGCGTAATCCTCGGTGGAGGAGTCGGGAAGGTCGCCGTCGAAGTAGTCCCCGAGGGTGCCAACCTTCTCGATGAGCAGCCCTGTGGCCTCCATCGTGTTGCCCACGGCACGGTCGGATGGGCCGGACGACACGAACCGCGACGCCAGCCAGATAGCGCCGGCGGGAGGCGTGAACGTTGCCGACACGCGAACCCACTGCCCAGCGGCGAGCGCCGCATTGGGCAGGGTCGTTTCGGCCGCCTGCCACGTGGTGCCGTCCGCTGAATAGCGAACCTGCCAGTAGCCGACGATCGCAACAACGCTCGCGGTCGTCCACCGAACCCACATCGAAAGAGTCACCGGAGATCCCGGCGTGACCGACAGCAACGGGACACCCGTAGGGCTGGCAGCGTTCGTGACTCCCACGACATGCCAGCCGTGGCCCTGCACCCCGGTGCCGGTCAAGGTCAGCCGCTTAGCCGTCGTCGGGCTGAACGGGCCCGTGATGCCGGTGGCGTTCGAGTAGGTCGCCTCCGACGAAGATCCGGCCGTCCACCGGCCGACACCTTGCGCCAGAGCACTGACACCGGCCGGATCCGCCGCATGGTTGCGTCGCAGTTCGACAGCGGCCTGACCGGCCGGATTGTCCGTCTGCACCGACACTGCGGCCCGATCGTGGTCCCACTCGGTGGAAACCACCTGCGGGACACCAGGAGGCAGGAACGCCACGGTGATCGTGTTGGTATCGAACGCGGACCAGAGGCCCGCGTCGTTCATCACCTGGACGCCAACCTGGAAGCTCGCAGTGTTCGCCAGCCGGTTCGCGAACGGCGGCAGGATGGTCAGCCCGCCGTCAGCTTCGATCGTCTCGATCAGGTCACCGCTGGCAGACGCGAGGGTCGCCCGCGTCCTGGCCCAGCCCTGCCCGTCAGGATCGTAGAAGCTCACTTCTACCGCGATCGTGGCCGTGTTGACCGTGCCGGACGGCGCCACCAAGGTAGCGACGGGCCGACGGGTCAGCGTGACGGTACGGGTTGCCGACCAGGGCGAGAACGTCGCGTGAGCGCCCCGAGTCCGGACCTGCAACTCCAAGGTGCCCGACGTCCACGTGTTCGCCGCAGCGGTCAACGTTTGCGCCGTCGTGGTGACCACGCCACCAAGGGACGTCCACGAGCCGGCGTTGAGCCGGTACTGGACTTCCCGCTGCGTTTGCGGCGTCGTGTCCACCGGGTTGTGCAGCCACTGAATGGTCAGCGGTTCGGTCGGGTCGAACACTGCGCCCGCAGCGGGCGCCAGGATCGTCGGCGGGTTCGGTGCGGCCTGTAGTTGCACCACGTTCGAGGTTGCCGAGTATCCCGACTGCATCCCGGACCGGACGGCACGCGCCTGGTAACGGTGCGTGATGCCCGCATTGGGGCCGGTGTGCGTCCAGGTGACCGTGCCGATTGCCGACACGGACGGAGAGCCCACGTTCGACCAGGACACCCCGTCAGCCGAATCCTCGATCTCGACCGCAGTCGCCCACGGCGCAAGGTTCGTCAAGGTGACCACGATGTTGCCCACGCTGTTTTTCGCAGCGGACCCCATGGTGGGAGTCGCAAGCGTGGTGTACATGGCCGTCGCCCATGCCGACCAGCCCGACGTGCCCGCCGAGTTCTTCGCCCGGACCGACCACTCGATCTTGCTGTTGGTCGGCAGATCGCTGGTCGTCCACGACGTCACCACGCCCAGAACGGCGACGGTCGGAGTCGTGGCGCTGCCATTGACCCGGCGGCGCACCTCAATCTGCTGGTAGGGCTTGGACGAGTCCGCAGGGTTGGTGTTCGTCCAGGTCAGCGTGCGGCTCGCGCCCGATCCGCTGACCGCCGGAGTACCCGGGGTGTCCGGGGCGCCGATCGGTCGCAGCGGGTACTTCACCGTGCGAGACACAGAGACCGTGCCGTCCGCGGCGTTCACACCCGACCACGACACGGAGAAGCTGGACGTGACCTGGCTCGAATAGGACAGCGTTTGCCACTGCCCCGTTACGGACTTGAGTTTCTTCCGGCCCGTCCCGGAGGTGCTGACCGAATCGGAGCCGTCCGAGACCGCGCCACCCGACCAGGACAGGTCGTTGGTCGAATCGACAATGTTTGCCGATGAGTCGCGCCAGATTTCGCAGCCAACCAGCCGCGCTTGCGACTTGTCGCCGTTGAACTCGAACCCATCCCAGCCGACACCCACCTGGACGTCGTATGGCCCCTTCTTCGAGCCGTAGTACGGACCGAACATTCAGGGCCTCCCCTCAGCCAAGGTGTGAATCGAGCACAAGGCGCCGCTGATGCGGCCTGTAGTGCCGGTCGAAGAACACCTGGCCGTTGTCCAGGTCCAGATGTGCGCCGGCCAGGGCTTCCCGGAAAGCGGCAGCAAGCACCGAAGGATCGGCCATCTGAGCGACCGCATCCCACTGCGGACCGGTGAGGATCGCTTCGGGCTTGCCCGTCTGATTGACGGCGAACGTCCCGCCGGGCTGTAGCCATCCGCCGTTGTCGAAGCCAAGGATGCTCTTCAGCTTGTCCTTGCCCCACCCGACAATCATTTCCGGGACGGCGTTCAGGATCGAACCGATCGGGTCGCTGGAGTTCTTCGACACGATGCCCTTAACTGCCCGGCTGATTTCGCTGGACGAACCCAAGGCGGCACCGACATGTGCACCCTTTGCGACACCGCCGCCCTTGCGGCCACCACCGCGCCAGCCGACGTGCCACGGCTCGCCACCGACCGGCAAGCCCAGACCGAAACGGCCCAACTTTGCACGTGCGGAGGGAACCTGCCCCGGGCGGGGGCTGAGGTCCATGGCGTTGCCGGGGATCATGTGCGGGCCGCCCCGGTACGGGTTAGCGGCCAATGGCCCCTTGCCGGCCTTGTACAGATTCCAGGCCCGCAACTGCTGCGCAAACGAACGTGCGCCGCCGTTGCCGGTCATGTGCCACATACGGCCCGACGCAGCCGCCCACGCCTTAATGCGGGACAGAAACGCCGAGTTGTAGCCGCGGAACCCCTGCGTCCGGTTCGGAACAATGCCGCCCCGGGCGAACCCGAACACGTCACCGGTCTCCTGGAACTTGTCCAGCGGACGCCCCGACAGTGCTGCCTGGTTGACAGCATGAAGACGGCGACGTTCGTACGGGTCGCGCATCGCCTCAGAGACGTACACACCCTCGCCGGAACGCATCGGCCGCAGTTGGTCATCCCCGCGGCCCACCGGAGTGAACCCCGGCAGAATCCCACCCCTGGCCAGGCCGCCGTGTTGGTTCCGCTCCCCGACGATGCCGCCCTCAGCGAATCCGCCAATCTCGGGCACCCGGAACGAGGCACCAAAAGCCTTCGCCACGCCGTTGATCGCCCGGATGAGCGGATTCATGACGTGATCAATCACCCAGTTGACCGGGCCGGAGAAGACCTTCTTGATGCCCTCCCAGACGCCGCCGAGAATCTTGACCGCGCCCTCGAAGACCCCCTTGAGCGCGGTGAATACGCCACCGAAGATCTTAAGGACGCCCTCGCCAGCCTTCCTGCTATCGCCGGTCAGGATGCCGGAAAGCAGCGTCCACACGCCGTCAACGACCTTCAAGAACCCGGAGAACAGGCCCCCGAGGATCGTGAAGATACCGCTGAAAATACCCTTGATGACGCCGCCCCAGTCGCGCCATGTGTTCGAGAACATCATGGAGAAGTGCGTCATCAGTGCCCCAATGACGCCGAGAACACCGGAAATGATGCCCTTGACTGAACCCCACACCTCGTCAGCGGTCGCCTTGATCGCCGGCCAGTTGTCCTGGATGGTCGTCCAGATGTCTTCGAGGATCGGACCGACGACGCGCCACATGCCTTCGGCGGCGCCCTTGACGCCATTCAGCGCACCGGACAGTGCCGGATTCGGGGGTGCCGAGAAGAACGTGGCGACAGCCTGCCCAGCGCCGCCTAGCCCGTTCACCAGGCCCTCGATAGCCGGAATGCCGGTGGTGTTGAGGAAGCCCATTGCCGTAGTCAGGACCGGCAGAAACATGCCGCCGATCTTGGATTGCAGGTCCACCCACGCCGCGCCCGCCCGCTGTTGCTTGCCGGCGAACGTGTTCGACTCCCGGCTAAACGCGCCCTGAGCGTCGGCGGTCAACTTGTAAACCAACGACAGCGACGCGGCGGCCTTCTGCTGTTCGGTCAGCTTCGGATTCGTGCCCTCCATGGCCTTCTGTAGGCGCGAGTTGGCAGATGCCAACTGCGCCTCAGCCGTCAGCGCCTCACTGCTGCTCTTGCCGTGCTCCTTGACGGCCGCGTTGTAGTTGCGCTGCGCGACGATGGCCTTGTTCTGGGCAGCTTTGATCAGTTCGATGTTCTTGGACGGCTTGACCAGCCCGAGAGCGAAAGCCTCCGCCTGCACCGCGGCCTCGTTGAAGCTGACGCCGTACTTCTCGATCGGTTCACGCTCACCACGCATCAACGCGGCCAAGGCGTCCACGGCATCCGACGTAGGTCCACCGAACTGGGCGGCCAGGTCTGCGCCGAGCCCAATCAGCTTCTTAGTCTCGCCACCGAAGCTCTTGATGCCCTTGTTCTTCAACATCGACCCGAGCTTCGTGGCCAGCTCGTTGTAGGCGTTCTGGGACAGGCCGACCGACTGCGCGGCATCCTTCGACGCCTTCAGCATGTCGCTGGCAGCGCCCTTGAAAACGGCTGTGACGCCACCGACGGACTGCTCCAAGTTCGACGCAGCGCCCACCAGGTCGCCGAGCAACTGCGCCCCGCCGGCGATGCCGGCCGCAGCGATGCCGGCGACGATGCCCGACTTGAGGAGTCCGCCGATCTTGCTGACGCCGCCCCGCATGGACGATTGCAGCTTGCTGGTGGACTCCCGGCCCGCCTTGTCGGCCTGGCTCGGGAGCTTCGAGAACGGGTTGACGCCCTGCACCGCTGACTTGACCCGCTGCCAGGCGCCCTTGATGCCCGTAGCGGCCCTGTCGGTGGACGCGGCGCTCTTGTCGGTCGCGGCCCGAACCTGATCGTGGGCGGCGGCGAGTTGCTTCGACTCCACCTCGGCCCGGTCGGTGGCAATCGCCTGCGCCCGGCGGGACTTCTCGACCCGATCCTCAGCGGCCAGGAGTTGCGAGACCTTCGCCTTGCCCGACGTGCGGAGCTCGGCCAGCTTCGCCTCTTCGATCGCCAACTTCCGGGTGGCGTCCCGCTCGGTGTCGCGGGCAGCGCGGACTTTCTTAGACTGCGCCGTGACGGCAGCCTGGAGCCGCTTCAGGTCCGACTCTGCGGCCTTCGTCGCGCCGGCGGCAGACCCGGTGAACCCTTGCTTGAACTCGGTTCCAGCCTTGCGGCCAATGCCGCCGATCTGCCCGCCGACACCCTTGACGGTGGCCAAGATCGACTTGCCCACGCCTTCGGTGGAAATGCCGACGCTGATGATTGTGGAGGCAAGTTCAACAGCTTCGGCCATGTGGTCACGCCTTTCGTGCTCGCATCGCGGCAAAAAACTCCCGCGGCGTCATCACAGCCTCATCGGTCCGGCTGGCAGGTGCAGCACGCTCGAGCCATTCGGGGCGGGTCGTCGGCTCGGGCGCCTTCGGGGCGGGCATCTTCCCGTCCTTCGGGAAACCGACCCTCAGCCCGGCCTCAAGCCGTGCCGCGATCACCCCGAGCCGGTCCAGAATCGACGCCAGCAGCTCGGTGTCATTGCTCCACACCCGGCGGCGCTGTTCATCTTCGGCAACCTCGACCAGGGCCGCAATCTGAGCCTCATTCAGTGCGGCAATCTCGCCCAACCCCACACCGGTCAGGGTGGTGAGCTGGGCGAGGCGTTTGGTCACCGATACGCTTTTCCCAACTCCATCTCGAACCGGTCCACGTCCTCAACGGTCTCAAGCCAGGTGTCCAGATCGCCGAGCGGGCGGCCCAGTGCGTGCCAGGCCATCCAGTACATTTCGCGGTACGTGTCCGGGGTGTCCTTGCCGAACTCCTGCTCGAACACCAGCAACAGCGCCGGCTTGTTGGGGTTGATGACATCGGAGCACGTGCCGTCTGCGTACCAGACGCGCATGCGAACGGCAGTGCCGGAGCCGAGTTGGTCGGGCCTTTTTGCGGTGGCCATGGGTGGTTCCCTTCGGTTGGGTGGTTGGGTTGGGTGGTTCACGGTTACTCAGGGTGCGGCGGGGCGGGATCGGAACCACCCAGAGAATCCCGCCCCGCCGCGTTCAGGGTTACGCCGCGGCGTAGGTGTACGCGGTGGACGCGCCGGCCGCGTTCGTCACGATGATGGGCGCCGTGCCAGACACTGTGGCGGGGATGACCAGCACGATCTGGGAATCGCTGATCACGTCCCTGTTGGTGACCGTGGCGCCGTCGATCGTGACGGCGGTCGTGCCGGTGAAACGGGCACCGGTCAGCACCAGCGAATCTCCGACAGCCTGCCCGGACGGCAGCGCGGAGCTGATCACCGGGACGCCGGTCGTCGGACCGAAGGCCGGATCGTTGGTGTCCATGTAGAACGACTTCCCGCCGGCCAGCGGGGCCAGCGACTGCCAGGAGTTGGGCAGGTTCAGCGCGTCGGTGCGGACCAGCTGGAACTCCACCGTCTCCTTGTTCGCGGCGCGACGGAAGCCGAATCGGTAGCGAATCGGCGTCGAATCCGGCAGCTCGTCGTCAAAGTCGATCCAGACCTGACCCTCCGGCAGCTTGCCCTCGTCGGGCTCCCACCGGTACACGGCCGGGTCGCCGCCGGCCGGGACCAGCACGCTGACCACACCGCCCATCGCGGCAAGCCACGTGGCCCGCTCGGTCTGCCGCAGCACGTAGCTGCACCCGTTGACCTCGCTGTTGACCAGGATGCGCAGGGCGTCCTTGGTCTGCCAGCCGCCCACGTCTTCGGACTCGCGCTCGATCGAGAACGAGACGCCATCCGGGGTGGTGAACCCCAGATCGACGGCGGTCGGGGTCGGCGGATCCATGATGTCGGTTCCTACCACGGCGGCCAGGTCGGCCTCATACCACACGCTGCCCGTCAGGGCCACGCGGACGTTGCTCGCGTTCTTCGACACGAAAGTCTCCTTTTTTGCTCAGGGTTGGGTTGTTGTTCAGGGTGTGTGCAGCCGGGACGTTCCCGAAGCTGTCAGCAGGTAGCGCGGCATCGACGTGTCGGGGTCGGGGACCGATCGGGGACGGGTCGCCTCAACCTCGTAGATGAGGACTCCCGAATGGCGCCCGGTCCAGCGGTTCAGTTGCCCGAACACTTCCCCGGCGATGGTTGCGGCCACCACGGAATCGGGATGCCACACCTCGACGGATATCCGCCAGACGTCCAGCACGACAGCCCGCGGCGGTGAGCCGTCTATCAACTCAACCCGGATCAGAAGCTCGGCCGGAAGGTTCCAGTCGGTGCCGAACGGGCGTTGAGTGCCCACCCACGCCGAGGCGAACAAGCCTTGCAGGTAGGTGACCGCGGCGGCCTCGACGTCGGGCGCAGGCAGGAACGGCAAGCTGGTCACCGCGCCGCGCCCAAGTTCCGCAGCAAGGTCAGATTCGTGGCCGAATCACGTCGCGCTTCGGCCGTCGTCGGGACGACGATCGCCCGGGCGCGGTCCCGGCCTGGCGCCTCGCGCGCTTCGTAGCCGGGGCCGGACGCAGCCGCGATCTTCCGCGCCGCACTCATCACCAGACGCTTAGCGCCCGGGGAACGACGGAGCGCACGGAAGGCTTGATTGTTGAGGCGCACCGACATAACCCTGAATCCGCTCATCCCGACACCTTCCTCAGCTTGATGACAGCGCCCGGCGTGCGGCCGTTGTGCGGATTGCGCCACCGGGCCACATCGCCGTCAACCTCGAACGTGTCCCCGCGGACCACCCACTGATCGAGCGGGTGGGCAGGCTGGTCGAAGTCCACATACAGCACCGGCTGAGTGACGATGCGCTGGCCGGCCGGGTTCCGAGGCTCGACGGTCTGCCCCGGGTCGAACCAAGCCAGAACCTCGACCGCAGACCCGCGGACGTGCGTCTCGCGACCCTGGGCGTTCCTGGTCGTAGACACGTACGGCACCCGCAACACCGTCTCGGGGTGCCGGAATCGGCCCATCAGTAGCAACCGATCGGAGGCCAGCCAGGCCGGCGAACGAACATGTCAGTGATCGGCTCAGGAGGCGGAAAGCTGCCCTGAGGGAGCGCTACACCCACACCCAGGCCGCACAGCGCCGACAGCGCCGCAGCCTCATGGGGTAGCAGGGTGTGCGTGCCGGTCGCTGGACGGTCCTGGAACGGGCCGGTGATCGTCATGCCACCTACGCCAGTACCCAACTCGGCCCAGCGGCGCACGATGGGCACCAAGATTGCCTGGAGGTGCACCTGCCACGCGGCAGGCACGGCGTCCAACAGGGGGTAGTGGATCGCCAGGTAAGCCTCCAGTTCGCCGATCAGTTCGTCGGCTTCCAGGAGGTCGCTGAACGGGCCCCGCTCAACACTTACCATGGCGATCCACCCCCCCTCTTGTCAGGCTCGGGCCGCGGTGATGGCCGCGATGATGTCGGCCTTCGCCCGGGCGTTCGACAGGTCGATATCCTCGTCCTTCGCGATGGCCCGAAGCGCGTTCAGGTCCAACTCTTCAAGGTCGAGCTCGTCGTCGTCCGGGTCAGCGCCCGCCCCCGGGTCGGCCTCAGCCTCCGGGGTGGACTCGTCCTCGAACTCCTCGACCAACCCGACGAACACGAGATGTTCGAGAACACGGGCAGAGACCGCGCCGGGCACGATCTGGCCCTTCCCCAAAAGCTGGACGACGCCATTGCCCGCGTCGTCGCCGACCGTGACGTAGGCGTACTCGCCACTGACGCGGTACCCCATCAGAGACCGGTCCCGGTGATGAACAGGCCGGCGGACGGGTTGACGATGACCGGGACGTGCGGGAACCGGGCCTGGAGCCGCGTCTTGTCGGCGCGCGGCTCCCGGAGGGTTGCCAACTCGATGCCGATGTTGATGCCGTTCAGGTCGGGCACTTGCCGGTACTCGGGCGAGGGAATGTCCTCCCGGCCGATGCCACCGAGCCTCTGGCGATCGAGCAGCAGCGGGTTGGTGAAGTTGGCGTCCGAGGTGGACAGCCACGCCACGTTCAGGAGGTCGGGCATGGTGCCCGATCCGCGCTGGAGGAAGTCGAAGATCTCCGGCATGACCACGGCGTAGTCGTCGGCGGGCAGGACGACGGTGTCGATGTTGAAACCGAGCTTCAGCATCTTCGCCTGCGCCTGTGCGCGCAGCACGTCCTTGATGATGACCTTGCCGGGCGTGCCGGTGTTCCACACCGCAGACGCAGCGATCGTGGCGGTCACCTTCGACGTGATCGCGGCCAAGGCCAGCGAGTTCGCGTCGAAGAGGAGTTCGTTCTTGAGGAACTGAGCAGCATCCTCAATGGGGCGCATCTTGCTGCGGCCCACCTCTTCGTCGGTGACCTCAGTCGCGAGGCCCCGCTTCGACGCCATGTACAGGTCGTACTGCTCCTTGCTGAGCGGAGTCAGCTTGTACTCGGCGCCGGGTGCGACCGTCTCGGCGGAACGGTCAGCGCGGATGACCTCGTTCTTGGGGACGGCAATCACGCCGCCCTCCATGGTGTAGCGGCCGGTGAGCAGCGACAGACCGATGAACTCCTGAGCGTTCAGGATCTCGGACAGACGCCGGGCCATGAGGGTCGGCGACTTGATGAAAGCCAACGCATCGGAGACAGACACGTTGTTGAGCTGGCTCGGAGTGAGCGGGTACAGAGGCATGTGATCTCTTCTCTCAGGAGCGCAGCACGTAAACGAGCTGATCGGCGGCGGTGGTGGTGTTCAGGGCCAGGCCGACGTCCTGCCCGGTGGTCCGGGTCTGGCACTTGCCGGCGGCTGCCGATTCGACCCGGGCACCGCGGGCGACGGCAGCCGCGCACGGGATCAGGTCGATCGGCTTGCCGGTCTCGACGGTGACCTTGTCGCCCACGGCGGCGTCGTGTCCAGCGACACCCACCACCTTCAGCGACACGGCGCCGGCGGGAGCCACGGAGCGGTCGGCGGAGCCAACCTCCACGTAGCGGCCGGCAACGACGGCGGTCGTCACGTCGAACGTGACGGTCTCGCCGGGGCGGAATGCGGGCACGTACTGGGCCATGGCTCAGGCCTCCTTGCTGGCGGTGGTGTAGTACCTGCTGTACTCGGCGTCGGCGAAGTCGCCGCCGGCGGACGTGCCGAGTTCGGCGACCGGTACCGAGTTCTTCGCCAGGCTGGTCAGGATCGCGACCGTGCCCGGCTCGTCCCGGTCGAGCGACGCACGGAAAGCCTCGCGCGATGCGGCGGTGATGCGGCCCTCCGACATGGCGGTCGCGATGATGCCGTCGCGGCGCTCGGTGATCTGCTGGTCGCGGGCCTCACGACCTGACTGCGCATCGGCCTGCAACTGGGTGAGGACACCCTCATCGACAAGCACGGTGCCCTTGGGCTGCTCGGTTGCGGGCGGGGCAGTGAGGCGGGCATCGATGGAAGCCAGCACGGCATCCTCGTTGGCCTCGGCGTCGGTGATCCCGAGCCGCTCACGAAGCCCAGCCATCAAGGTTTCGAAGCTCACGGCTTCCTCCTTCTGGTTGTGGTAACCCGGCTCGGTCGCCGGGGGATTGGGGGCTGCCTGGCCAGCGGCCATGCGCAGCAATGCCGAGAATCCCTCGGCGGGGTAGGTGGCCCGGGCGTGCGCGACGTCCTCGCGCTTCAGCGGGGCAGGGGCGGCAGCGCGTCCGGCGTAGGCGTACATCGACAGGTCGAACTTGGCCTCTGCGGCCTCTGTGTCCTCGCTGTCGTCAGTCCGGTCGGCCAGACCCGCAGCAACCGCCTCGCCAGCGTTGTACCACGTCTCAGCGGCCATCAACGCGCGCCAGTCGGCCGGGTCGCCGCCTGCCTTCGCGGCGTAGATACCCGCCATGTTCTCGTCGCTCTTGTCGAGAATGGCGGCATCCTTGCGCAACTGCGCGGAGTCGCCCCACGTGATCGTGGAGGCGTTGTGGATCATCATCTGCGAACCACGGGACATGACCACCTCGTCACCAGCCATCGCGATAATCGACGCGATGGAGGCGGCGATGCCGTCGACGTGCACCTCAACCACGGCACGGTGAGCCCTGAGTGCGTTCATGATCGCCATGCCGTCCCAGACGCCGCCGCCGGGGCTGTTGAGGTGCAGCTCAATCTCGTCCACGTCCAGATCGTTGACTTCCCGGACGAAATCGGACGCACGGATGCCGAACCAGCCGCCGATCGCGTCCATGATGTGCACTTTCGCGCGCACCTTGGTGCCGGCCTTGGCAGCAGCCTCGATCCGGTACCACGGCCGGGCCGGGTCCTGGTTGATCAGCTCCAGAAGCTCGTCATGCGGCATCGGGGTTCTCCTCCGGGTTCGCCGGCGGCACGGCCGGGGCTGTGGTGCGTGCGGTCGCGCCGTCCTTGACGGGCAGCCCGTAGGCCTCGCGCGTGTAGTTCTCCAGCGGCTCGTCAGGGGTGATCACACCGGCGTCAACCAGCGCTTTCAGCGCCTCCGCAGAAAGCGCGGCACCGATCCGGTCCGACACCAGCCGGGGAGCCGGCTCGTCCGGACCCCAGTTGACGTCCACCAAGTCCTCGATGACGTGCGCATTGATCGTTTCGTCCAGGTAGTCGGAGACCGTCTGGAGTGATTGGGTGAAGAAATCGGCGAACGTGGTCCCGAGCGCCCAGCTACCCGTCTCGGTGCCCAGATTGAGGAAGTGCGCCAGCACGGCGCGGGCCATCTGCTCATCGAAATAGCGGATGACGGGCAGCGCGTCGGGCAGCTTGCCCTCAACGCCCTTCAGCGCCAGGGACGCCCCGTGCGCCAGGGACGCACCCGAGGACTCACCGGACCGTAGGCCCTTGGCGATCGCCAGGCCGGCCGCGATCTGCTCCTGAGTCGCCGCACGCCAGGACTCGATCGTCATTCCCGGGAACTGTGGCACCTCGGGTGCGATAGAGACCGGGATGCCCATGCCGTTACGGTCGATCGTCTGCTGCTGAATGCGCAGCAGTTGGTCTTTCAATAGCCAGTATTTGTAGGCGGGACGCAGGAGCGACTGCCCGATCCACGATTCCTCGCGCTCATTGCAGTAGACGACAAGGCGAGCCATGTCCAGCCGGACCGCTTTCGCGCCGTAGCCGGCCTGCTCGATGGCGACCAGGCCGCCATCGGCAGCCTCATCGAACTTGGTAATGGTGGACGGTGGCCTCCAGCCCAACTTCCTCAGTCGGTAGAGGTCGCCTTCGGGCCGGTAGACCTGCTCGAACACGGCGTGCCCGAAGTCCAGATGCGTCCCGGCTAGCCGCAGGTGCTCCGAGAACTGGAACCGGTCACGGGTGCGCCGCGGCGCCGAATCCTGCTCGCCGACGATCGGCAAGCCCAGGTCTTCGGCGACATGCCGGACCACCTCAGGGCGGCACCCGGCACCGTTGATGCGTCGCGGAGTCCGGCGCACGGGCATTTTCACCGCACGCAGCACGGAGGCAACCTGCGCTTCCTCGCGGCGCATCCGGGCGAACACCTGCACCGACATGGGCCAGCGCAACTCGCGGGTCTCTTCGCCGTACGACGGGTCCCACCACAGAGCGGTCCCGGAATGTACCGCGCCCCTCTCGGTGACAGGAACAGACACAAGACCACACCCCTTCTAGAAGCCTGCGTGCGCTACATCAAGCTCGCGCACCGATTGGGGCCGGCCGACATGGACCGTCTCGGTTGAAGTAGCGGAGGCCAACGACTGCGGCGGCGGCGGCGCTTGCTTCGCCGGGGTCGCGGGCTGTGTCAGTTGGTACAGCGCGAACTCCCAAGCGACCAGCGGCGCCACGTCGACGGGAGAGCGGCGACGATCAATCACCTCGTTGTCCCCGAGCGGCTTCGTAACCGCCATTGCTGCTGCGTGGTCAAGCACCGGCTGAGGATCGTGGCGCGCCTTGCGGTCCCGGATGAGCGACTGGCATCGGCCATGGGTCGCGGTCAGGTCAGCGCCACCGATCGGCAGGATCGGAATCAGGAACCCCGACCGCTTCGCCAGCCCGGCCAGAATGTCGGACGCCGGGGCACCGCGCTCCTGAGCCGAGACCGACTCGATCCGGCCAGCGTTCGCCATCAGCCAGTCGCCGATCCAGTCAGTACCCGGCTGGGCAGCGACCACACGCGCCTGAGGCAGCCCGTCCGCCCGGAAACCGGCCCACGCGATGTAGCTGCGCGAACCGTCCTTCGACACGTCGAAAGCTGCCACCACGTCGCCGACGATCCGGTCCGACCCGGCCAACTCGAGCACGCCGGAAACGGACTCGACCGGCACATTCATCGTGTCCTGCCACGTCCCCGGGTCGAAGACGCCCGCGAGGGCACCGTCCGGCCACTGGCACAGCACCTCGGTGCGGAACACCCACTCGGGGTCCGTGCCGGCGTCTGAGGCGATCGTCCGCTCGGCCAGGTCGCCGTAACCCAGCGACGGGTTCGACTGCGCCCAACCTTCACGGTCCCAGATTGAGCACCCCGGGGCCGCCGACCACTCGGCCAGGAACACGTCGCCGACGTCAACCGCGAGGTCTTCGACGGTCATTCCGTCAAGCTCAGGGTTATCCTCGACGGCTTGGCTCAGGTCGTACTCGGTCGGCGCCGCGTCCTCGGCTTCGGCGGCACACACGCCGTCCGGGTCGCCCAGATTGCGGTGCCCGATCATCCGCAGGTGCCGCAGCACCACACTCGTGATGTCGCCCGCGTTCGAGAAGGTCCAGATTTGCGCGTTTGGCCGGGCGTTCGTCGTCTTGCTGATGGCAGCCCATGCGAACCAGTTTTGCTGCTCTCGCAACTCGTCCAGGATGATCAGGTCGCCACGCAGGCCACGGCCGGCCTTGCGGTTCGTCGCCTTGACTTTCCACCGCTCCCCGGTGGTGAGGACCAGCGCCTTTTTCCCGTTGACCAGCACAACGTTGCGCTTGAATGCGGCCAGTCCCGGGCGGACCGGCATGTCTTCGTCGTCCAGCTCGGTGACGAGGTTTACGCCGTCGTTCCAGATTTCCTCCGCCGTGTCCAGATCCTGCGCCGCCGACAAGACGATGCGGGTTTCCAGCACGTACATGAAGAACAGGCTCAGGATGACCGACAGGATCGACTTGCCGTTTTGCCTGGCCACCAGGACGACCAGCTTCCGGAAGCGGAACGTGCCGTCCGGCTGCGTCTCCAGCCCGTGGATGAGCAACCAGCGCTGCCAGGGCCTCAGTGGCGTGAGGACTACCTGCTCGGCGAACCTGACGGCCTCGAATCCGAGCGTGGTTTCGTCGGTGAGTGCGCACCCGCAACCACATGGACCCGGGTGGCCGGTTGCCAGCGGTGGGGTGAACAGCCGCGGCGTCGTCCTGCCGAGTAGTTGCCGCGCCTTCCGTGCGTCCGGCCCAGCCTTGGGGTCGCGCTTCCGGGGGTCGCCCGAACGTGCCTGCCTGTGGTCAACCAGCTTGGCGGCGACCCCTTGCTCGGTTCCTGAACTTGATGACGTCGGCACCGGGTTCCTCCTTCGGCGCATCGCTCGGGACCGGCGCGATTTGGGCACGGCGGGCAACGATGCGTGCCGTCAGCGTCCGCACGGCGGTCAGGTACGAGCCAACTAGCCGCGTCCCTGGCCCATCCGGGCCGGCATCGTCCATCTGCCACGCCAGAACGCGCGCCAACTCCGCCAGGGGCGCATCCACGTCTCCCAGATCAGCCGCAGACAGCGCCTGCTCTACTGCGTCCGAGTGGCGTCCCATGACCGCCTCCGATGGCTGGTGGTTTTCCCGATGTGAACCGGGGGGAGAGGAAGC